AATCTCGTTGTGCAGTTCGTCGTCGATACGGCAGTGGATGACTTTGTTTTTCACGGTTTTTCCAATCTTGGTTGAGTCTGCAACAACTTACACCGCAACACGTCACACATCAAGCATAACGCAAAGACAAAAAAACCCGCCCAGTGATGATCTGGGCGGGGTAGTTTGGGAGAAAGGAAACAATGACACCCACAACATACGATATGAATTTTTGATGCGCAAGGTCTGCATTTGTGTTGCGCTTCCTTTGGCGCGCGCATATGCTTTGATGGGAAATGAAAAGGAGACACCACATGACCGGACACCCAATCAGAAACGCAGCGCTTCATGTATTCCAGCGGATTGACGAACACGATGGCGGATCTCGGTTTGTCGCAATGTTCGCGCCGTACAAAGCATACCCAGTTTTCTTCCAAGGGCCAACGGCAGAAGCCGTAACGCAAAAAGCCGAAGATATGCGGGCAGATGCGATTGATAAACACGAAGCCGCCTGCATTGCGCGCCAAGAAAATGCCGCTCGCTTGAAGGCCGCAGCAGCAGAAAAAAAATCAGCAAAGGAGGCGACATGACCATCCGAAGGGGTATGTGGGCCACGCACAACAACGTCATCCAGATCCAAGACATGATCGACGAACACTTGCTGAACGCATACAAGACTTGCGTTCGGCACAGAAATTACGACAAGTCGGAGGAACTTATGAAAGAAATTGAACACCGCAACATTGACGGGAGATTAATTTGACAAAGCGCACCGAAATTCTGACCGAGGCTGACGGCCTTATCAATGGCCCACGGCAGAAAGACTACGGCACGCCGCAAGAAAACTTTGGGGCCGTTGCTAAAATGTGGTCTGCATATCTCGGCCACGACGTGTATCCGACGGATGTTTGCCATCTCATGGCCCTGCTAAAGATCGCCCGTCTGCGGAACGGTCCGCATCACGACAGCAGCGTTGACGCCTGTGGGTACACGGCGCTGGGCGGCGAGCTGGGTGACGAAGGCTTCTAAAGCCCGATCTTCACGCGGCTGACCTCGCCCGAATCATCATCAAAGGTAATCGCCTGCATCTGCGACCGCGCGGTGTAGGCGTTATTCTTTGCATATCGGTCCCGCTTTGTCACCGCCCGAAGTTGCTCCCATTGTACCCCGCCGATGTCGGCAGACTTGAGATGATGCAGGTGGCCGGTGTAATAAAACCTGTGCCGCGTCTCGCCCCAAAGCGCTGGAAATTCATCCGCCAACGCCATCACAAGGCGTTCAGGCTTTGCCTTGTCGCCGTGGTGAGCCGCAATCAAGCATTTGCCATGTTGGTAAACGAAGAACTCGCCTTCATCGCGCTGCACATCAATTCGTGAATGGTTGCGATAACGCTCGGCCAACGAATAAAGCACAATCAAATAAGCGTCGCGGTCGTGGTTGCCGCGCAGGACCGAAACGACAACTTTGCTGTGATGCAGCAATGCAATTTCGACGCACCGCGCAATACCCTCGATCATTGCAATGGCTGTTTCTTCAATGGTCGCCAATACATCCAGCGCGTGCTTGCTGGCGGGCGTTGCGTTTTCGTTGTCGTTGTGATGCAGCATGTCACCAAGCACCAGCATTACGCCCGTTCCGGATTTCGGCGACCTGCTTACACAATCACGCATTCCCCCGACAAGGCGCTCCACGGTGCCTTGCAGTGTCTGTGCGTCCGTTCTGAGGCCAGCGTGGATATCTGGCATGGGATACAGCGTCAGCAAGCTAGAAACGGCGTCTTTGGGGGCTTCTATCGGTTCTGGCGGGGGTAGCCCGCCCAGCGCCAGTTTGATGCGCTCTGCGCTATCCTCAATCCCGATTGTTTGGGCTTTTGGCATTGAGAATTGAACGCTGGCGTTTTTGGTTTTGAGCCATCCGCCGCGCACCCGTGCCGGATCTTCGATGCCAACCTCGTCAAGGGCGCTTGCAACGCCAGGATCAAGATCAATTTTCGCTTTCGCCCGATTGTAAGTATCATAAACAGTAGTGTAGTTTTTTCCCAACGCCCGCGCTGCTGCGCGGATTGAGCCATGCGTTTGTACCGCGTCATAAGCTTCTTGCTGGCTTTGCGAGACTTCACGCATCCTGACAGCCTGCGTCTATCGCGCCGATCAGCGTTGCGCCGGTCTGCTGCGATATCGGGCCACCATCCATGTATAAAGCCGCCGCATGATCTGTGCGTAAAGCAGCCGAGCCATCACAGATCGCGCTTGTACTTACCGCGCTCATGCAGCCAGCGCTGAACGTCAGCGGCAGAAGGGCCAGCGGCAGCATCCATGCGTTTGCGCGCTTCGATGTATTCGTTGTGGTCCTGCAATTCATTTGCATCATTCGCATCCTTTCGACCTTTGGTATAGAGAAACGCCGCCACAAGCCCAACGAGCGCCGCCACGATGCCAGAGATGTAAGTTCTCATGTGGTCCAGCCCTTGCGGATTGCGATGGCGTAGGCACCCTCTACAGCGGCCCCCACAACTGCACCAACCGCCAAAGCAAGATCCGGCTCAATCATCGCGGCGTCAGGGGCGGCGAACATGCCATAGGTCACAAGCGCGCTTGCGATGTAGCGCGCAATAATGCGGGATACCGGACCGATCATGCCTTTTTCCACTTCGCAAAGATCCGAGCCAGCGCGGCCCATATTGTCGGCTTCGGTTTGGGCGATCGCATTGCGTTCAGCTTTAACCGCACCTTTTCACGCAAAAGCCCGCCGACCGCCTCCGGATGACCCGGCTGCGTCATGCCTGGCAGCCACGTCACGTCCCACTTGCCGCGCTGCTTGATCTTGAGCGTGCCTTCGACTTCGGCATGTGTCAAAATTGTCCACGGGAATACTTCGATACCGTACCGAATACACAAGTCGGCGACAAGATTCACCATCTCGTCGATCTGGATTTTGGTGATAGGATACGCCCCAGCGCTGAAAGGCCGCTCTGTGGCACCGTGCATTGCCGCGAACGATACGCCAATTGAGCCGGTGTTCAAGCCGCGTGTGTGGGGGGCGTAGTTCGTCGCCGTGCTTTCGTTGTCTTCGGGCTTGTATCGGCCCGACACGACATTGCCGTGGCCTTCAACGATGAAATGGTAGTGATTCTTGTCTAGCGCGCTGGCGGTGTTGGTGCCTGCGGTCCAGTGTATAATGATCCGTTTCATTTTTCCCCCTTTGTCATAATGCTATCAATTCGTCCGTTGATAGTCTGCAACATTTGGAGGATCTGATCAAGCTGGGCCGCCGTGGCCTCGCGCTCCTCTTTTCGCGCCACATCCCGGGCCATGGCCTCGGCCCGCAGGACCGCAATGTCGGTCGCGTGCATGCTTTGCGTCTTGTGCAGCATCCAGAGCCAAACGACCGCCGGGACGATCAGATATTGCATAATTGCGTCAACAATGGGCAGCGTCTCATCCATTTTGTAAAATCCTTATAGCCAAACCCGTGAGGGCGTTACGGGGCTTGCGCCATTGGTTAGGTCAGTCGATTCAGTGACTTCCCTGAAAGTGTCATTGAGCAGGCGTAGGTTAATGTGCCATCCATCTAGAGCAGCCATCTCAGGAGACTCGTTGCCCTCTGCGTCTGTAAGCATGACGCCTGTTGGCTTGTGGATGATCCCTACAACGTCAATGGCGTAGTCTGGGGTGTAAGCCACCAGATAAGGGTCGCCTACGTTGACAACAGTTTCTTCCCCTGTTTCGCCATCAACCTCTGTGATTGTGTCTTGATGGTAGAAGGGTGCCAGCACCGAAGGCATATCAGCCTCAGATGCTAGCTTGATGTAGAAGTCTGTCTTAGGTGTCTCTAGGTCAGTCATGCGCTTGCCTCCTCAATGCCAGCATCTGTGATGTCATCAGCCCATACGCGGAATTGCTTGATTGTACCCATGAAGTCAGAGCCAATGTCCATATCCGTAGCGGACAGATCAGGCAGTGCCGTAGGTGTCAGGTTTGCCGTAAGTGCCGTACCATCGACCGCACCATTGATGAAAGTAGAGCCATGACGCGATGCGAAGTTGAACGGGACGTTGATGCCGGGGGAGAAAGTGGTGGGTGTAGATTGTACAAAATCAAGACCAGATGCATCTTCCCGCTGCACAAAGTTTAACGCGCCTGTCCGAGAACCCACCGTGTTTAATACTTGCCGTATGTAACGTGTAGAGCCTAAGGTCCAGTCCGCATACGAAACTTCCTCACTATTATCAGTGTCCGCATAAGTCATCGTCCCTTCCATTTGGAGAGAGACTGCGAGGGGATTCCAAGGCAAGTTAGCCGCAGGGATTGTCATAGCATCCGCAGCGCGTGTGACTGTAGCGTCTGCTGTGGGGATGTAGGAACTTGGGGTGGAGCCTGCTTCGAGTTGTGCGCCGTATATGAGGATGGAGGAAGTACCGTCGAAGTCAACGGACACATTTCCGTTTTCGTCACATACCCTTACAGCAAGCGTTCCTGACGTGTCGGCAGCGTCAGTTGTAAATGTGATGCTACACCGATACCAGCCCCCACCGCAATTTTCGATGTTTGGTATATCCCCCGGGCCGACTGATCCTATGTCTCCCACGCCAAGATCAAAATAAGTTATTCCTTCTGATGGGGTCGTGAACCCTAGTTTGTATATCCCAACCCAAGAAAGTTGATCAGCCTTTGCGAACACAGAAAACGTGTGCGCTGTTGACGTGGCGACCGTAACATTCCGGTAAACCTGCACGATGCCACTGCCGCCTGCGCTGTCATCGACAAGCGTTACAGCGGAAGTTTCTCCATCCGGCCCCGTGGCGTCTATTGCAAGCGTGGCAGTACTGCTTTTTATCCAAGCCGCATTTGTAAAGTCTTCCGAATAAGTAAACAAATTCGTCCGCGCTTCACTCTCGTGGAAGTACCCTTCGTCTACCCAAGCAGAACCATCCCAGATGTGGTGGCCTACGCGGGGGAGGTACACGGCTGCTGAGGTGGTCGGGACGTAGCTGTCGCCCCTGTCCGGGTTGTTGACCATGCCGCCAAGGTCGGAGCGGTAAAGACGGGGGCGGCGGATAATTAGGCCAGAGGTGCCGTCTCCTAAATACGCTTCAAAAATTGGATCGCCGCCATTCCCAACCATAGCGACAATACGGTCAGCCGTAGATAGTGTCACTGCAACCCTGAAAAATCCGTTTTCCAAAGGCGCAATCTCCGGACTTGTCGGCGCAAGCACGCCTCCCGCTGTGTATGCTTGAATAGCCGCGCCCGTCGCCAAGTTAAACAAAAAGACAGACCAAAAACCCGCTCCGTTTGTAGACCCTATTGCCACAAAGTTTCGTCCATTCGGCTTTACTTCAAGCACAAACCGCCCACCGCTTAGGCCTACGCCGACCCCTTGAATGGATTTTCGGCCAATGGTTGCATCTTCTCGAAGCTCCCATTCCGCTCCGGATACTTGCGAAACAGTAGAACCGTCTTTCGCCCAACTCGCATTGTCGAACTCTTCACTGCGCAGCACCAAATTATGCGGTGCCCACTTGAGCGAACCATCGCTGTCAACCATCGTGGCATTACCTGCCCGCGTGTGGGTAGCAGCGCTGACAAGGTCCGTAGCTGTGCCGTCTGTGCGGAAGTAGGTAGCATCAAAGTCGAAAACCAGATTCGGGCTAAGACGATTGACGATGTACACGTCACCCCAAGGCTGCGAATTGATCCAAGCGTCAATCTTTTGAATGCCGCTGTCGTAAATGTACTGACGAGAAACGTCCTCTTTGGCCAGCGCGACGTGGTTGCGCTTTTGATACCAGCGGTGGGTCGGGATGTTTAGCTCGTCAGCCATATTTAGTTGCCCTCAACTCTGAACTTGGAAAAGTCCCCGTCCATGATCTTCTTCTTGCAATACGCCGCGAACTCAGCCGTGCCAATCGCCGCGCCGCACTCACGCGACCAACCTTCGGCAGTCACCATGTCAATGCGGCCAACCAGCCGGTTAAACCGGCCAATGCCGCTCTGATCGTTCAGCAGATCCGCCTCAGCTTTGTTCTGGTCAAAGAGGCTCTCAAGGTTCCCCATTGACCGCTGAACATGCAGCTTGCCGTCT